AAAAGATTACTACAACTGGTATAACAAAGAGATTAGAAGAAAGAAATGAAAACACATACACTAATATACGGCTATGATTTCTCAACAGAAGTGATTGAGGTGAACTATTCCAATGGTATTGGATATATTCTACTCCATTGTTGTGAAAGTTCATTAGGCAAAGAGTGTGTGGTTTTTGATGGGTTCTTTGAACACAAGTTGAACTATGATTCAATCAGGATTATACACAACAAATTTGTTAATAGAAAACTTGGGAAATAGTTTGGTGGTTACATTTATTTGATGTATCTTTGTATCACTATGAAAAACACACAACATATCCAAGACAACTACAAACGCTCAACTATGGGACGATTGATGGAACGATTTAACTACAACAACGAAAGTGAAATTGATGCTGATATGGATATCACATCTGTACTTTCTTTTCTTGAAGAACAGAGATTACAAACACAAGATGCGTTTTTTACCTTGTTGGATGTAATGAAAAAAAACAAATAAGATGGATTATAGAAAACTTAACCCCCAAACCGATTACACCCTTGTGGATATGACTTTATACCTACAAGATGTAAAAGTCCTTTACAACGCATGTGTGGACATCTCAACCCAATATCCTGAAATGATTGGATATAAAAAGATTATGGAAAAGTTGGTATTAGTTATTGACGAATTTGATAATAAAGAAACAATTTAATATCTTTGTAATATGGGACAATCAAAAGAATTATACGCAATGACACTACCTGTGTCCATTGAAGAACAGAAAGAGTTCTCTGACTACAACAAATACTACCACAACGCATTGGAGGTTCAACTACCTTCTCGTGATGAAGATGAGGCTTATGAGTATGAAAGGGAAATGGATGAGTTGGACTTTAACGAAAGGATGAACGAACACTTTGAAAGGGGGTATTAAGATGACACACGAACAATACAACCAATGGTGGGCTGATTACTACCAAGAGGTAGATGAAATAATGGTATTCTTATCCAATGTCGGTTGGGATGAAATTGGATTTGCTTTGTAATATTTATGGTTATGGATAAAAAGATAGAATACTTTACCCAAAAACTTAACCAATTAAGAGTTAAGGAAGCAACCTTTAACGCATCAGGTTATGGAACACCTGCTCATATTAAGAAAGAAATTAGATTAACGGAGATTGCGTTAAATCAACTTAAAAACTCCTCTGAATAAATTGTTTTCATATAATGACCCCTGACTTATGGTTGGGGGTTTTTATTTAACCTGCATTACCAGAGTTGTTGGAATGTCCATACCATGTTGGGAATTGTGAATCACCACACAAATAACCCATAGCATTAAAGTTTCTATTCCAAGCATTCTTTGAATAGTAATATCCTGTTCCTGGTAATGACATTGGTGCTTTAAACGCTGAATCTGTTTCAGGTGGTAATTGTCCGTCATTTAAGTTTCCACTGAAATATTGTGGATACCAACCTGAACGGAATACCAAGTGTCTCCTCATCAAATTGTCTTGGAACTCTGCTTGGTTCTTTGCATTTGATTTAAGATATTGTAATGTCTTTAAGTCAACAGGTTGTCCTTGTTCACTTCTGTTCTGAACCAAACCAATGTTGATAAATTTTACCCAAAAGTTATCAAGAGCCAAGTAATAACTCCAAGCAATTAAGGTTGGTTGAATATAGTTATCCAACAACGCCTTATATCTATAAAGTGCTGCGTCTGTATTGATGGTATTATCATCAACAACCTGTAAAAGATATTCATAAAGATTTGTTCCAAGTGTTTCTTGGATTTGAATTGCTTGTGCCTGTTGGATTGCGAATCTTAATTCAGAAGAATCCACATTGTCAGTAATCGGCGTATTATCTTTCAGTTTGGTTTCTGATATGAATAAAACATTTTTTGCCATTAGATGATGTTATTTTGGGTTATGGTTAAGTCAATTTCTTCACCTGGATATATCAATTCAAAAATAGGTTTTAACTCTCTATTCATGAACTTCTGCATTGGATAAATACTTGTTGATAAGAACAATTTAAAACCTGTTTCTAACTGTTCGGCTGATGAACTAAAGCCTGTTCTTTGTGGTAATCCAATAATTGATGCATCAGGGATGTTATGACCACATAAGATTTGGTGTTGAACCAATTCAAATATTGATGAGAAATAACCATCTTCAACATTTGTCTGTATCTGTGTAATATCAGGTTTTTGTCCGTCTTCACCATAAGATATGATAACCCTGTTAGCATTATCCGCTCCCATATATCTGTCTTCAATCTTTCTTAAAATTGTATTCTGTTCGTATTCAGAATCAGGTGCTGGTTGATTGAAATGAACCCACATACCCATACTACATCCATTAATGATATTGGCGAGGTTATAGACCGTTATTTCGTGGTTTAACTTGATATCATTGATACAAGCAAGATAAGATGGAACACCATAATATTGTGATTGAGGTCCATAACTACGGATATGAACAATTTGTCTATCTGTATAGTTGGTAGGGTCAAATTCACTAAACTCAATAATCGGGGTTCCTTTTCTATAAGTAGCCCAATCACGACAATAAAGATACTTGGTTGCTGGTGCTCCCAATTCATCAGGTTTATGAACTCTCATATACTTTGAAGGGATTACATAAAAACCTGCCACACCTTCACTCCTATCTTTTCTCCATACAATTTCCAAGAATAAATTACCTGTGGTTATGAACTCAAAATACATCTGTTTTGCAACATCATTAAGATATTGTTTTGAGTTAATCTTATAGTCCGTTACATAACCTGAACCTACAGAGTTATCAACACGAGCACGGATTGCAGAATTATGGATTGGACTTGCATCAAGAAGCATATACAACTCCTCACAGAATAAGTTATCCACACCCCATCTTACAAATGGTTCATTCTTGTTGATAACCTCCCTAAATGAGGTAATGGTATTTGTTCCAAAGTTTAGTTTTTCAATGTTAATCATAATTATTATCCTTCGTATATCTTGTAAATATCAGTAGTTCCCGAGTATGTGGTAGGACTGGTTGATGCAGAGTAATTAACCCTACCAATGGTTTCATAAACAACATCGTACGCTAATGATGGGTTTGTATTCCCCGATAATGCTGTTGATTGTTCCCATACCTTAACATAATACTCACCCTCAATTAAGTGAACATTTGTTTGTCCTGTGGATGTTGCACCTGTCAAGTATGCTTCAGGTTGACTTGGGTCTATTGTAATACTAAATAAGTCATAACCAGGTGAGTATCCCACACTTGGTGGTATTCTGTATGGTACAAGCCTCCAAACCTCTTGTGAAAGTTTGTGTTTGAAACTGAACAAATAACAAACAGAACCAGTCAAGTTTTTATTCCTTGAACAAGTTGCATTTGCGTTGTTGTATCCTTCGTTTAGTATAATCATATCTTATGGTGTAAATATATTTCTTGCAAATGCGACTTGTAATGTATTAACCCTTGTCGCTAATGTAGTCATTTGAACCGATGATAAACCTTGTCCTGCCCAAGCGAACTGCCAAGTTCCACCCATACCAAAGGCACTATTACCATTTATGTTGTTATACCAAATTGTTCTTGGTGTCGCAGGTAATGTATAAGTATTATTTTGTGTTGGGAAAATTGTTAAACCACTACTCATAGGACTTGATGCTGTTTTGGCGGCTGAATACCAATCCATAGATGATGTCCTTGATAAAGCATTCCAATATCCAATACAAGAACCTAAAGATGGTGTCATACCCGCTCCGTTATATGCTGCCCCGAAAAATGGTTGGATAAAATTATTACCAGTCAAATCAGCACCAACAACCATATACTCACTTACTGATGAACCAATACCGCAATACTGATATGGGTTTGTTGCTCTATTTAATGGTTGGGATAAATAAACACCAAAAGACCAATCTGTCTGTATTGTTGATGGTGATGCTGATGATATAACAAATCCAGTATCAGCATAATTTCCTGGACCAACATTGATGGTTGAACCACTGATGTAGTGAGCCCAAGTTCCGTTAAATGTTAAGTCGTATGTTCCAGGGTTAATAGCATTTATACCATTTGATGCCGCTGTTCCACCAAAGAATAAGTGAGCGAAATAAAGTTTGGAATAAATAGCATCTGCTTTTAATCCAACATAAAAATCATTAATGGCGGTTCTTTGTGGTGTTGTTAAAGTTCCACCTGCGGCAATAACAGCGTTGATGTAAGTAGTAGCATCAGGGTCTAATGGTGGTGGAGGGCTTGAACTTGGAGTATTAGTATTTGTAGGTGTTAAAGTTGGTGTGCGTGTATTAGTTGGCGTTACACTTGGAGTAGTTGTTGTTGTAGGCGTAGGTGTAGGTGTCTTCGTTTGTGTAGGTGTAACAGTATTGGTTGGTGTAACCGTTGGTGTTGCACTACCAGTTGGTGTATTAGTCGGCGTAATTGTTGGTGTAATACTCGGGGTAGGAGTTGGTGTAGGTGTAACAGGTAAAGGACTTGGTGATGGTGTAGGTGATGGGTTTGGAATGAATTGAGCAATGATATCATCTATGGCTCTTTGTTCACCAAGATAATCACTAAATTGTTTTCTATAAAATACCTTACTCATTTATTATACCTTTTAATTCTTCAAT